TATAACCTTAGTATTCCAACAGGTTCTAAAGGTCCATCAACGGATGCAATTACATCTTTGGGTTTGATCATTGTAAAAAATGGATCGGAACCAACAATCAACGAATATCAAGAAATTGAGCCTGGTGATGTTGTTTATGATGCTGATACCAATACTGCAACTCAAGAATGGAATGTTGTTGAAAAATATTCTGATGAGTTAGATGCAGATGGCAACGTTGTAAAAACCAAAGAAGAATTTCTTACTGAAGAAAATGAAAGAATTGCAGCTGCAGAAGCAGAAGAAGAAGCAAGGATTCAGCAAGAAGAAGAACAAAGAGTTGTTGACGCATGGGCAGCATTTAGAGGACAGAGAGATTTTCTTCTTCTTCAATCTGACCCTTATGTTCTTCCTGATTATCCTCACGCAGACGATGCAGCAAAACAAGCATGGTTGGATTACAGACAAGAATTGAGAGACATTACTGAAGGACTAGAATCTCCAGATGATGTTGTTTGGCCAGATCAACCAGAATAATCGTTATAAATAAAAATAGAAACTGATAGGGGTTGTTCGCAACCCCTAAATAAGTTATAATATAATAGCATAGTATATTATGCATCATTATTAGTAAACTGAAGGTGACCAATGAAAAAAGCATTTATGATTGATGGTGGCGCAGGACGTGTCATCGCAGCGATTCCCGCTCTAAAGAAGTATGTAAGAAATAATCCAGATCACGATGTAAGAATCTTTATCGGTGGTTGGGATATGCTTCTTTGGGGAATTCCCGAACTACAAGATATTTCATATTCTATGGATGTCAAAGGTGGATTTGAATCAATGTTCAAAGACCTTGATGTTGTAGTATCTCCAGAACCTTATCGTCAACCAAACTATTATAATCAGAAGATTTCTCTTGCTGAAGCATTTGACGAGATTATCAATGAAACCACCGATCATTCAGACTTGGGTATTCCAGAACTTGTTCTCAACAAGATGGAAGAAAAACAAGCAGCAGGTGTAATTGGTCAGGTAAAGGCACAACAACAAAAGCAAAAGACTATTGTTATCCAACCATACGGACGTTCAGCACAACGTGTTGATGAGAAAGATATTATTGATGAATCTACTCGTTCAATGGAACCACATGTATATCTCAAGTTGGTAAAAAAACTTGCCACAAAGTATAATCTTATCTTCTTTGGTGAAGAACAAATGTCATTACCAGAAGATACATATACATTCAAAACTCAAGCAGATCTTCGTATGTGGGCAGCAATTGTTGAAGCATCTGACTATTTTGTTGGATGCGATTCTCTTGGTCAACATATGGCAAGAGCATTCAATAAACCAGGAACTGTAATTGTTGGTTCAACATATCCAATCAATACCACCTATCCTGACTTCTTCAACATTATTGAGAAGGAAGGTGTTCCAAAAGCATACTCACCTATTCGTATTAGTGGTTTGGATGGACATTTGGCAGACAGAATCAACGATCGTCTGATGGAATTTACAGATGATGAAATCAATGACATCTATAAGAAAATTGTTGAAGATATTGAGAAGAAGGTAAAATAATGAGAATCTTAGGTATTAATCAAGGACACAACGGTGCAGCAGCATACGTTGTAGATGGCGAACTTCAATGGTATATTGAAGAAGAACGCCTTTCACGCTCTAAGTATGACGGCAATCCTTTCCGTGGTATGCTAGAAGCAGTATATTCTGGTGTTGATGTTTTGGTTATTGGTGGAACATCACCAGAAAACCCAAAACTCCCATGGACTGGTGAAGATCCATATACAGCACTGGTACGCAAGTTCAACCCACATGTCCAAGTAGTGAATTTAGGTCACCAACATCACCTTGGACATGCTGCGGTTGCCTTTTATAACTCTGGTTTCGAAACTGCTGCAGCGGTTATTGTTGATGGCGCAGGTTCAGTAAAACAAATGAAACTTGGTGCAGAAGAAGATCCAAATGCACCAGTTACTGCAGGTTTTGAAACAGAGTCAATCTATAAGTGCGAATACCCAAGCACTTTTGAAGAAATTTATAAATCGTTTGGTGGAAATACTGGACAAACTATTCGTTACGAAGATAACAAAGTGCACTATGATGATTCAGTAACAATCACCAAAGCATATGAAGCAGTTTCAGAATATCTTGGTTTTGGTTACATTGAAGCAGGTAAGACTATGGGTCTAGCACCTTATGGTGAACAATCTGATGATATTCCAAACCTATTTGTAAACGGACGTGGAGATAAGAATGTTCTTATTCCAAATTATCCTGCTGGTGCTCATGTTGATCATCCTCGCTATTCTAGCATTGAATTGAAAGCAGATCCACGTGAATGGCATCGTGATCCAACAAAGGTAACTGACGCTGCTAAGAATCTTGCTTGGAAAGTTCAACATGATACACAAGAGTTAGTTGGTGATTTGATTCAGAAAGCACACGACACAACTGGTGAAACAAACATCGTTGTTGCTGGTGGTTATGGTTTGAATTGTGTGGCAAACTATTATCTACAAAAACGATTCCCTGAGTTGAATATCTACTTTGAACCTATTTCACATGATGGTGGTACTGCTATTGGTTTAGCAAAGTTGATTCACCACGATAATGAGAAAGACGAAACTATTCGCCCACAAACTACTCTATATCATGGTGTGACAGTTCCTAACTATGATGGAATTGAAACAGTAACTGATCATATTGAAGGATCGGAAATTAGCGATGTAACACACGCTGACGTTGCCAAGATGCTTGCTGATCGCAATATTGTAGCAATGTTCCAAGGACGTTCAGAAGCAGGTCCAAGAGCGTTAGGAAATCGTTCTATCATGTATGATCCAACAGATCCTAATGGTAAAGACTTTGTCAATACTGTAAAGGGTAGAGAGTGGTTTAGACCTTTCGCTGGTTCTATGTTAGTAGAAAAGTTTGATGAATGGTTTGAAACTGCAGGTTTGACTGAAGCACCTTCTATGATGCATGCTATCGACTTCAAGATGGAAAAGCACGGTGAAGTTCCTGCTATTACTCACGTGGATGGAACTTGCCGCATTCAAACAGTTTCTGAAGAACAAAATGAGAACTATTATAAAGTTATCTCTGAGTTTGAAAAACTTACTGGTGTTCCTATTGTATTCAATACAAGTTTCAACCTTGCTGGTGAACCTCTCGTTGAAACAGTAGACGATGCTATTCACACATGTTTGAATAGTGATATTGATTATCTTTATCTACCAGAGATTGGAAAATTATTGAAGATTCCAAAAATTGTAAAAGAAGACTGTGGTGATGGTGGTTGTGAAGACTGCTCCACTGAAGCAGCATAATCTAATCCCCCGAAAGGGGGATTTTTTATGTCTAACAAAAACTCATTTTATTATAAATAGAATACAAATTAAAATTCGTTAGGAGAATACAATGAGTTTGAAAATTGGTGATATTGAGGTGATCAGCGATTCACTTCAAATTACAAATGCCAATACAATAAATGCGAATTTATTTTCTTCTACAACTTCTTTCAATATTCCAACAGGAACAGAAGCACAACGTCCAGGCACACCATCAACAGGTTCATTACGATATAATACTGATGCTGGTTCTATGGAAATTTATTCTGGTACTGAATGGACTGCGTTATAAAGGTACAGGATTACAAATATGATCTTAGTAAAATATAGATTAGATGAGTCAGGAGATGTTCCTGACTATATTGTACAAAGCGATAAACTTATACCTAATCCATTTATCAATTGGGATTGGGATGGCAAAAATATTTTATCTTTCCAAGATGATGCTTTTGATGCTCCAAAACACATACTTTATTTGGGTGTTTGCGATTTAGAAGGAACTGAAGAAGGTTATGAATTTGTAAAAAACAGTACTGAATTAGAAACAGCAATGTTATTTTTTTGTGAGGTTCATGATGTTCTGAATGAAGAGACGAACGAAATTGAAAAATGCACAAAACACTATGAAATGGATGATGATGACAACTTGAATGCAGTCTACACAAAGGTTTCTGATGTTGCAGTGGATTCATGGAACGAAATGGAATCTGAATACACCAAACTTCTTGAAATGGTTGAACAAATAAACAACGAAGCAGTAGAGGAATAAAATGTCATATAAAATTGGAGAATGCACCGTAATCGATGATACAAGAAATATATGTAACATCGCAAATACAACCTCAAATAATGTCACCATTTCTTCAGAGTTGAATATTCCATCTGGAACAACTGCTCAGCGTCCAGGCACACCATCAACAGGTTCATTACGATATAATACGGATAATGCCAAACCAGAAGTTTATAATGGTTCTGATTGGGCAGATGTTGGTGGTGGAGCATCAGCATGTCCATACTTTGTACAAACACCTTTTGGTCAGAGTTGGTGGGATCATGGTTTCAGTTATAGTTCAGGTCGACGTTATAATCTTGATTCTGCATGGTTTGGTTCAAATAGATATGAGATGAGAGCAACCGATGAAAGATACAACCCTGCTCGAAACTGTTACTACCCTTGCAACCAGACAATGAGGAGACAAGCATGTCTATATGATAAAGTTACTGGTGATATAAAATATGGACCATTAGGGTGGGGAGCTGTTTGTGAATGCCAATGCAATTGTATCAATTATGCAGATGCAACTTCAATAATCGCCGTTACAGAATATGGAATGTGTGATTATACAGAAAGAAGCGATACAAGTGCTGGTGCAGCAACTCTAGGAATGGGGGTTTGTTGGTGGGCAGAACACTGTTCATGTGGTTATGGAGCGGTTTGTATCAAAACTCCAGAATGTGCCAGCCTTGTTTCTAATTGGATGTGCTTTTGCCATGTAGGTGGAAGTTGTTGCTGGTGCTGTCCAGACAGAAACTGGCAATTTATAACTAAAGGTCATTGCAATGGTAATCCTGGATGTAACGGAGCTGTTGTTTTTCCTGGAACATCTTGTTGTGGTATAGTTTTGAGTATAAAACAAAACATAGGTTGTACCTGTGTGACACCACAAGCAGAATTCAATATTACTTTTGGATGGAAACCAGAATATATTTACGATTGTGCATATAAAACAGCATCTCAATGCATGTGCTACCGATATGGAAGAACATACGTTCAAAACGGAACTTGTCCATTTGACCGTGTTTCTAGTACATTCATTGATTATGATGACAAGTGGATTTATACTGTTGGTTGTCGGGGTTGTAAACCTTGGTTGAATGTACAAAAAATATGTTGTACTGGTTGTACAGATCAAAAAGATTGGAGAATTTGCAATCAAGTTTGTAAGCATCTTTGGTTCTGTAATCGTGCAGACATTGGTGGTTCAATGGAAATGTCGTGTTGCAAAGAAATTCTTTTGTTCTCTAAAGGAAAACTAGCCGACTGCGGTCAATTTACTGGTGGTTACGGAGGGAGTTGTTATGGAGCTACTGTAAATTGGTCATCTGGATACTCATATTTCTATTGGATGTTCAATTGCGGTTGTCAATGTAATTGTGTTGGACCATCATTTATTTTTAGAAATAGCGAAACAGGTTGTGTTCATGCTTTTTGGAACATAAGTCCATATTGTGGATGTTTTTCTTTGTGTATGGAAACATTTGAAACAATCCACGGTAGTTGTTTTTCAAATGTTGTTTGTATGTTCCAACACAATTTCTGTCAGAAAAAATCAAAATATGCTTCTACTTGTCAATGTAATTTTTATTGGGCATGCCAATCTGGACCAGTATTTTATAACAAATGGGACAATACAATGAGCGGTAGAATAGCAATTGTGAATCTCACTAATGCTTGTGCCTTTGATGCAACTGGTATGGGTATGTACACAGTGCCTGTTACATCGACTGCAGGAAAGGTTGCTGGTAATTCATGTTTCTGTTGGTGTAAGTGTAATTGTACTGACAAATTCATGGGATTTGGTGGAGGATGCACCTCTTCAACCAATGGTTGTATGGTTATTTGCTGTTGCTGTTTGTGCAGAAGTTACTGCTGCGCCACAAATAGTTATAATTGTCATGTTTTAGGACAAGAAATGGGATGTGGTTATTACAATAGTTGTGCGTGGTGTGTACAAGATATCTATGCATATTACCAGAGATGTTCTTGTTCTAACGAACAAACTTGCAATGGTAGTGGTGGACCAGATCTCATAGAGTTTGAGTAAAACAAAGAGTCTTGACGAATCAAATCCCCCGAAAGGGGGATTTTTTTATGTCTGGCGAATACATTTTATTATAAATAAAGAAAAACAATAATTTATGCTAATAGTTCAGGAGAACGAACATGGCTCTAACATATGAATCTAGCGTCAACTTCAAAATTGATGTAAAAATTGAAATGCCTTCTGGATGGGAAGATATTGATGATCAAGATATTCTTGAAAAAAACCCAGATGCTCTTCCAGAGTTAGGTGATGGTGAAAGTTATGACCCAAAACTGACACTATCAATTGTTGACGAAACTAATGATGCATTCACGAGAGAATATTTTATGGGTTGGGGCGCATCTATAGACGACAACGATCAAGAAGTTATTCTTCTACGAGATCAACAAGTATTACCAAGAGATATGGAACATTTGATCAGCGAGTTTGCTGACGAATATATGGTATATTTGCGTGATCAGGCAGATGCAGAATAATTAGAATTACAGGGGAATAAAAATGGCGTTGAAAGTTAGCGGCACCACTGTTATTGATGATAATAAAAATATCATCTCTGGCACTCCCTCAGTTCAAGGAACTATTGTAAAAGCAACAAATGTTTTCAAAATTCCATCATATACTACAGCAACTAGACCTGGATCACCTTCAACTGGAGAAATTATATTTGACACAGACGAAGGACAAATGAAGGTTTATGATGGTTCTGATTGGCAATAAAAAATAATCATATTCACGAAAGTGTTGAATAACACGGAGAATAGAAGTAATGGCATACAAAATAAACGGAACAACGGTTGTTGATAATTCACGCAACGTTTGTGCTTGTTGTGTAACAGCATGTTGTATAACAGGATCATCAAAAGTTACTGTCCCAACTGGTGATACCGCAAGTCGTCCTGGAAATGCTGCTGGTCAATTATACTTTGATACCGATGAAGGTTCTTTGCTTGTAAACGATGGAAGCGAATGGGCAGCAGCAGGTGGCGCAGCAGCTGGTTGTGTTTACGATAGTGGCGCACCTAGCAATACAATGGATCAACCATTTGGTATAACACAAGTTAGAGCTGGTGATGTTATGGCACATGGTTGTCTTTGTTGTTGTAGTATTGAATGCTATATCAATACTTATGATACACAAAGAAACTGTGGATACTTCCCAAATTATGCTCCGCCTGCTGTTTTTTCGACCAGCTGTGGACAGTGGGTTCAGTATGGAACTGGAATGGTAGCGACGCAGGCTTATAATTCTTGTGGAAAATTTTATATTTGCAATGGAAATACTAATAGATTAGTAAGTGGATTCACATGTACATGGTATAACCACACAATACACGGATGCAATACAGCAAGTTATCCTTCGTTGAATGCATCAAATTGTTGGAGTTGTTTGAGCGGTAGATTAACTGAATATGCTGTTTATCCAGACGGATCTACAATTTTCACAAATGCTAGATGTAGTTTGTCTGGTAGTCTAAAGTTTCACCAAACTTGTAATGCATGCAACTGCCTTTATAAAGGTGGTGTTATTATAAGTCCACATGGTACTGCAACACTTCAACAATGGGGTCTCTCATGCTGTGGAAATGTTTGCTCTGACGCCTGCCTCGATGCATCTGCTCCAGAACTAATTTATCCACACCACCCAACATCAACCCCAGAAGGTGCTGCTGCAAAAATTACTGGTGGTTTTGCTTCTGGATGGACATGCTATCTTGGTGACTCCTGCAACTACAGATTTACTGCTTGTTCTGACGGGAT